GCCAGTCTCGCCACCTGCCAGCACGTCCTCACTTGCGCAGAAAGTGGCTTCTACGGTGTCGGAGAACATCTCCCGACTAGGAGAGCAGAACCGCCTCCTAGCCCTTCAGATCGCAGGAAAAGGGCTAAAGCAGGCCAATGCAGCGCCACCTGATGTTCAGAGCTGGCAGGATGTCAAAGCGCTGATGGACATTGTCGCTAAAGCTAGTGGCATGGATCAGGCCCAAGCCGTCCAAGTTAATGTCTTGTCATCGCAACCGATGGAATTTTCCCCGCATTTTGAGCCTGCTATTGAGACTGATAAGGTACATGATGTGTAAGTCATTGATTATCAGTGATGTTCTACTTTGGGATATGTGGATTGTTCAAGCCTATAACTTTACCCTGCCATATCCGGCCCGGTTTTCCATCGATTGTGGCAAGGTATGGGGGGTTGCTACTGCGCTAGCTGGCAGCGTAGCCAGTAGCGGCAGCGCATAGCGGTAGCGGTAGCCAGCAGCGCAGAGCGTAGGCCACGGGGCGGGTAGTAGTAGGCACCGAGGGCGAGCGGCCCATGTTGTGCGTATATTCACTCCCCTCACAAAAGTTCCCCACATAAATATCTTCTACCATTACCACCACCGGGTCTGATTTATTTATTCGCCCACCCCAGGGGTCTTTTCTGTAAAATCATCCTCAACAATTTCTCCCTCTAAATTATTTCTTATACCATTTGATTCCGTCCGTTTACTTGGTTATTGTTTCTGACGATGATTTCATCCTTCCATCCCAACTTCAAAAACCTCACGGGTAAACGCTTTGGTCGCTGGACGGTTCTCTCCCATGTTCCTACGGGTAGAAAAGGATCTTCAACCTGGAGGTGCCAGTGCGACTGTGGGCGCATCAAGCAGAACGTGTTCTACACTGCTCTCACAACGGGCAAGTCTCTTTCCTGTGGATGCCTTAGAACCGATCTACTGCGCGGTAAAGCAGTGGATGTGAAGCCAGAAAAACCAACTGCTGTTGAAGAGCCTATTGGTGATTTGGCTGAGCTTGAGGCGATGCTGGTTGATTCCAAGAAGCCTGTGGTATCTGAGGCTAAAAAACTCATCCTTAACGATCAACGTCTCTGGCGCTGTATTGCTCGTTGCAGGGTCAAAGGACTTACCTACAAGGGCCAGAAGCCAACGGATTTCTACGTCAAGCTGGCACAGAAGGATGAGCTTGCGATTTGGCTGAGAGGATAAATATCTTATTGTATTTGTTGCATTGAAAGAATCGGTGTGCGATGGTTGGTGACGATATGAATAGACCAAATAATATGAACCTAGAACAACTTAAAACCGAACTCCGCGAGTTTATCGAACTGTCGAAGACTTACATGATAATGGATAAATCAATCCGCAACATCTCGCCAGCTATTGCTGAGTGTTTGCTGGTGGCTGTGACAATGATTGAAGCCATGTCAATCGAGGTAAATGTTGAATGCTCGGATGAAGCTCTTAACGCCTACGCTCAAGACTCAAAGTTAGCACAAGACACACTCCAACAAATCCTCACCATTTGGGAGGCATCGAAATGACAGAAGAAGAAAAACGTAGAAAACAACAAAGCGCCAAAGACCGCACGAATAACAGGCTGAAACGAATCGAAAGCGCCAAGGTGTGTTATAAATTCAAAGGACTAAAGCTATGCAAATGACCCAAGAAGAAAAACGAATCAAGCTGGCTGAGGCTGCTAGGTGGAAGGGAATCTCTGAACAGTTCCTTGTGGGGTATGCACCGTGGAGAACTGAGCCTTACTCAGACCGCGTGAACGCTTGCCCAGTGGACGAATTGGAGTGCTTCCCGCTAGACCCATTACCCGACTACTTCAACGACCTCAACGCGGTGCAAGAACTTCAAGATAAGTTGACGAATGATCAACAGTTTGAATTTGTTTATCATTTAAACGATGTTCTTGAGCTTGTTCCGTTAAGTTCGCCAGCAAGCTATAGGGAGGTTGTTTTGTTTGCGTTTGCCAACGCAACCGCAACCCAACGCTCCGAAGCTCTCGGAAAAACCCTCAACCTTTGGTAAAATATGAGAAACATAAACCTCCCCAAAACAAAAATATACATCCGCTGTGACGCCTTCGGTGGTCCAGAAAACGAATTTGAAACAGCTTGGCTTGTATCTGTTCGAGCGATGCGTAACCGTCCATTCTGCTTCCAAGCATGGGTCGAGAAATACGCTGCCTGTTTCGACAAAATCCCGCCTCAGTGCGTCTATTGGTATGAACCAGAAGATGATCACAAGCCTCTTCCGCTACATAAAGTTCAGATGTGGGAATGCCTGTCTGGTTCCATTGAGCTTTGGCGCAAGGATCAGTTGAGCGACGTGCCTGTTCTAGTGAACCTTGGCAAAGGTAATCCACCCATCAGCGGACATTACTGGTTCACGATTGATCACTTGCCAGAAGGACAAGCCAGCGGCATCCTCGACGTGGGTGATGCAGAGCTTCTTGAAGAGCACAAGGAAGGCAACTTCATCAAGCTCAGCAACGGACAGATCGCAATTTATCCAAACAACAGGATCAAGTGGCTTCCCGTTTCACTGACCGGCAAAGACGCAGCCGCAACCATCCCAGGCTGGAGTGTCGCGACTAACGCTCAGTGGGACGAATGGTGGTCTGATTCGGACGAAATCCTTGGCGATGCCAAGTGGGCGTATTAACACCAACGGAGGACATGAATACAATGAACGAACGACCAACAACAATCTACCTCCAGTGGCACGGAGACTCAGATGATCTCGATGAACCAATCCACGAAGATGAGGTAACATGGTGCCGCGATCGAATCTTCGACGGAGACATTGAGTATATCCGAGCCGATGCGGTGCGCGCCGCTTTGGGTGGCCACCAATGCTCTAAACTTTTTGGCGAGGCCGGTCTAATTGCGGCCACCATGCGAGATATTCGGCTCAACGTCTCGGATCAAGCGATGGCGAGCATAACCAAAATCCACATTGACGCAGGAATTAAACACGGAAATGAAACCCATGAAGACCAATAGCGCCTTGATTCGGCTTCCTAATGATGTGGCCCGATGTGATGGCGTAGGATTCAATGAAAACGGCAGTTGGGACTGGCGCGAAGGCTGTGAGACGTGTTTACGCCGCACTGCTCCACGCGGAGATATGACGCTAATATCGTTCATACATCCACCTGCGATTGTCGCTTTCGAGTGCGAGTTCCTCATTGAGGCGGACAGCAATTATCCCAACCAACTTTCCAGTTAACATCCCAATGGGACGCTCACCAAAATCACTCATCAACGAAACCTTCGGCAGCTTGATTGTTGTAGAACTTGTATCGCGCAACACCCATGGTAATAGCCGCTGGCTGTGTCAATGCGAGTGCGGCAACAAGACCGAAGTGTATTACCAAAATCTCACCTCTCGCAGTGTGCAGTCCTGTGGCTGCTTACCCAAGGGAAGGAAGATTGGCTCCAAGAAACAATTATGAATACACCAACACCTGAAACAGACGCTGCGACTCCAGCTTCACAGCAATCCATTTCCGAGGAGGCCGCAGCAATCGTCGCTGGAGAACGTCAAGTTGACTACGGCGATGCGAACAAATCCTTTGCTCGCATCGCAAATCTGTGGAGCGCCTACACAGGTTCGACCATTGAACCTTGGGATGTAGCACAGATGATGATTCTTCTGAAAGTCAGCCGAGCCAAGACAAGCAAAAAGCGAGACACCCTAGTTGACATCATCGGATATGCCGAGTGCGCAGGGAAACTTAACAAAGCTGAATAATATTTGGGCTATGCGGTCCTGATGCCAGACTTTGGGAGGGTAAGATGTGAAAAAGTGTAAAAGTCGAGCACAGGCTGAAAACAGGCTATAAACCATTGACGATCAATGAGAAAAGCGCGTAAAGCTAACATAATAGAATAGACAAGTGGTTAACATAATTCGAGATAGTTCATGTTGACTCTTAACTATAACTAACGCATTATGGCTCATGTCGTTCATCAAGGCGCACTGCGAATTAGTCACTTCTTCAGTATGGGAAGGTCCGTATCACCAGAGGATTGCGTGGATGGCCCTGATGGTAACTTGTAAAACTAACGGCATCAGCCCAATCACCGAGGCGTCTCTCTACCGAGTAGCTAATATCACCAAGGAGGAAGCGGATGACGCAATTCTAGCTTTTACATCGCCAGACCCAAAATCACGCACCCCAGATAATGAAGGGAGACGTATCGAGCGAGTCAGCGGTGGATTCAAAATCCTGAATTATTTTCAGTATCGAGATATAAGGACTCCTGAACAAAAAAATGCCTACATGCGAGATTACATGAAAAAGTATCGCAAGCAGAAAAAGGATAACCTTTCATGGGAAGAGGTTTACAAGATGGAGGCTGACGACGCTATGACGCTTCCAATACCTGGTGAGTTTGATGCCTCAGTCGAGGCTGCAATAATCGACTTTCTCAATATGCGCTATGAGCTAGCGACAGCACCAAAGCGTAAGCAGGATAGGGTTCGCTTCTCAGCATCTATGGCGAAAGCTCTTTTCGATGAAACCCGCGTGGCACTCATCACCATGACGCCAGCAGAGATAGCTGCTAAACTGCGCAACACGGCCATCAGCGGCTATCGCTCCCCGCGTTTTAACTCACTCTACAGATGAGCATTCCAGCCACATTCAGACCACCGGCGCGAGCAATGGCGACTAGACGCTTAGCCGGAATAACAGACGATGAGAAGCGCCAAAAGATCATCAACGAGATTTCCGAGGAAGAGTGGAAACTCGACAGGGTTGAGTGGCAAAACTGGATGGATATGATGCGAGGTAAATTTGCCAGAATACACACAACACCACAAGAACGAGTGAAAATCACTCTTGCAACATATCGCAAAAAGCCATAAGCTATCAATTATATGGAAAAGAAGTTCTCTAAAACAGTCAAGAATCCTGATACTGGCCGTGAAAAGACGGTGAAATACGGCCAAAAAGGCAGCAAAATTGGCCCTATTGGCAGCAAGCGTGCTGATGCGTATTGCGCTCGCAGCAACAACATCGCTGGCGATTGGCGCTCTGATTCCAATTCGCCAAATTCCCTGTCTCGTCGGAAATGGGGATGTTCGGGATCTAAAAGCGTAAAGAAGAAGTAAACACCATGAATACTGAAACAGTGTGGATGTCAGTCATTCTACTTTGCATTCTATTGGTCAAATGCCTGACTGAAATCGGAAAACATAATCTCAATCTACCATGAAGGACTCCTGCTACAAAAAAGTCAAAGCAAGCTACGACGTGTTTCCATCGGCTCGCGCTTCTCAAGCCATTGCCAAGTGCCGCAAGGAAAGTGGCAATGTTCGCAAGACCGAAGCTGGCTCCAATCTCAAACGATGGGAGAAGGAGAACTGGAAAGACCAGCGCACTGGCAAGCCTTGCGGATCAGGTGGTGATAACGAGTATTGCCGACCAACGAAGCGAGTTTCATCCGATACGCCTAAAACGGCTAGCGAATTAGGGCGTAATAAGGTTCAGGCCAAGATGCGCGAGAAAACCCGTGTTGGCATGGGTGCTAAAGTCAGTGCAGTTAAATAACAATTTGCCCGCCGTGCCTGTGCTGGCCGAAGTACCTCGCCAAATCAGATTGGTAATTACCGACGAGAAAGTAGTGGTCGAAAAGCGCATCAAGCATAATTGCCCATGTTGGCTACCGTGTATCCATAAGAAGGAACGGATGATGCGGCGGCGGGCAACTAATTTCAATATATCAATATGGACGAAATGACCAAATCCCACAAGTGCCGAGTCAGGCATGGAGACTATCAGTTTATTAAAGGATCAGTCCTTGATATTGGCTGTGGTCCAGACGCCATCAAACTTGATCCACCATCAACCGTTCGAGGTTGGGACTTGCCTGATGGAGACGCGCAATATCTGACTGGTGTTGCTGACAAGTCGTTTGATTGTGTAGTGAGCGCCCATTGCCTGGAACACATGAACGATCCAGAAGTAGCTCTTCAAAACTGGAGCCGAGTTCTCAAGGAGGGCGGATATGTGTACATTCTAGTTCCTCTCTATAGTGCTTATGAGAAGTTCCGCGACTTCCGTTTTGGCAGTTCTCATCAAGCACGCTTTAATCCAGATCACAAAACATCATGGGATATTGTTAGCGTGGACAAGCCGATGAACCACGATCACTACGACTACAAGCGCATCGTGCAAATGGGAAAAGATGCTGGATTGCACCTTGTTGATCTGCGTATGGAACTAGACGGCTTCCATTGGGACAAGTGGAACGATCCTGATTTTGACTCGACTATGCACAATGGGCTAGCTCAACTTTGCATTATTTACCAGAAAATATGACATTACTACTCCCGGT